GAAAAATCACAACGATGGTGGGATTAAAAATACAAAATATGAAAGAATATATAGCACCTTTATTAAGAGTAGGAGCATTAGCTTTACTTTTATTAACCATTTATGAACAAAACAATGTCATAACTGAGTATAAAGAAACAAAATCTAAATTTATAACTGATACTTTAAAAATAGCTCAACTAGAGACACAAATAGATAGTCTACAATCTGAGTTGTTTATTCAAAGAACAGTTATAGGTAGATATGAGTTAGGAATAAATTATCTTAAAGAAAGAAATTTAAAAGATTACTTAGTAGTAAAACATTATATAGAATCACAAACCGAATAATATGAGTCAACAACAAGTAAATGTAAACGTTACATTAGACAAAACAACTAAAGTAGAATGTGAAAATTGTCAACACAACATTTTTACTGAAGGATTAATGCTAAGAAAAGCATCTAAGTTTTTAACAGGAACAGCACAAGATGCTTTAATTCCAATCCCAGTATTTTACTGTTCTAAATGTGGACATATCAATTCAGATATGATGCCTAAATTAGATCAAGATAAAGACAACTAGTATGAATTATTGGTTAATACAAGCCTTTGTAAAGAAAATTAAGGCTGAAAAAAAATAGTATGAAACAACACACGTTATGGATTGAGGCTTATAGGCCTAAAGATTTAGAGAACTATATTGGTAATGATGAGTTAAAAGAACGTGTAGCAGGTTTTATAGCTAAAAATGACATACCACACTTATTACTACATGGTTCTGCAGGTGGAGGTAAAACTACACTTGCTAAACTTATTGTAGGCAATATTGAATGTGATAAGTTGTATATGAATGCTAGTGATGAGAATGGTATTGATATTATTAGAGATAAAGTAAAACAATTTGCATCCGCCGCTTCATTCTCACCTATCAAAGTAGTAATACTAGATGAAGCTGATTTCTTAACTCAACCAGCACAAGCAGCACTTAGAAACGTTATTGAAGAATATTCTTTAACTACTCGTTTTATTCTTACTTGTAATTACATTGAGCGTATTATTGATCCGTTACAATCAAGATGTGAAATACATAAGTTAGTACCTCCATCTAAAGGTGCTATTGCAAAACACTTATGTAAGAATATCTTAGACAAGGAAGGAATAACATATGATATTAAAGAAGTAGCTTCATTAGTTAATGAGTATTATTCTGATGTTCGTTCTATGATTAAGAACTTACAAGCAGGAATTAAGGATAATACTTTTGTTGCTGTTAAGAAAAATGTTAACTGGTGTAATGAGTTAGTTAATCATCTCAAATCAAGAGACAATAAAGCATGGTATAACATTAGACAATTAGTCGCTGATGAACAAATAACTGACTTTCAAACAGCATATCGTTATATGTTTGAACACTTAAATGAATTCAGTTATGGTAATGATGCTGAATTATCTATTGTATTAGATGATTTTATTTGGAGAGCAAGTGTCGTACCAGATAAAGAAATTAATTTTAGCGCTTGTATCGCTCGTATATTAGACACTAATAAGAAGAAAGTACTATAATGCCTACAATATTTGACCATCTAAAAAATATTACTACAACTAAAGGATCATACCTAGGTGATGAGGGATGGAGCAACTATATGATTAATCGCTATCTAAGTATGAATCAAGATTATATTGAACTAGTTAATATTATTCAGAAGAATACTTGGCAAATGAAAGGTGAAAACCTATATTCACTGTATAAGGATATAATACCTAAATCAAATATTTACTTAAAGTATATTAAAGGCAAAACATCATCTAAGTACAAACCAGATGAAATTGAAGCTGTACAAGCATATTATCAAGTAAGTAAACGTGAAGCAAAGGATTATATTGACTTATTATCTAAGGATGATATTAAAGATATACTAAAACAAATCAATGGAAAATAAATTAGATTCGGTTGTTACTAGCGTAATAAACCAATTTAAACGCCGTGCTGAGGCAGGTAAGCAAAAATATGGTGTTGACCTAGACCGCGAAGATTTAACGTTAATTGAGTGGATAGAGCACGCTAAACAGGAACATATGGATGCCATATTGTATCTAGAGAAAATAAAACAAATGTTGGAAAAACAGTAGTATTTGTGACGTCCGTATATATTTATATAAAACAATATTATGGAAGATAAAAACAAGTTACAATTAACTAGTGTTAAAGTTAACACAGGGTTATTTGACGAGTTTAAAGTGTTATGTGTACGCACTAAATTCTCGTTTCAAAAATTAGCTGATCGTTGTATGCACATGTATGTTACTGATGAAGAATTCAGAAAACAAATACACTCACACACAAACATATCAGTATCAGGTAGTTTATAATTAAATAAAGTTAATAATGTCTATGATTCACAACTTCGAAGGGACATATATTCCCCGAGACAAACGTAAAAAAATACTCCTTATATCTGATGATATCAGAATGACGAGTGGAGTATCAACAGTTTCAAGAGAAATAGTTATTGGTACTGCCCATCATTTTAATTGGGTTAATATTGGAGGTGCAGTTCACCATCCAGAACAAGGTAAACGATTCGACTTAAATGATAGTACAAACGAGATAGCAGGCATCAAAGATGCTAGTGTTTATCTCTATCCTACTTCAGGATATGGTTCACCTGAGTTATTAAGAGCGCTTTTTAAAGCCGAGAAACCAGATGCATTAATGTTCATTACTGATCCAAGATATTTTACTTGGTTATTCCAAATTGAGAATGAAATCAGAAGAACAATGCCTATGATTTATCTTAACATATGGGATGACTATCCTGCTCCATTATACAATGAGCCATATTATGAATCATGTGATGCGTTAATGGCTATTAGTAAACAAACAGCTAACATTAATAGAATTGTGTTAGGTGAGAAAGCTAAGGATAAAGTTATTAAATATATTCCTCATGGCATTAATGAAGAACATTTCTTCAAAATGACTCCAACTCATGAGAAATGGAAAGATTTACAAGAGTTTAAAAAACAATTATTCCAAGGTAAAGATTATGAGTTTGTTATCTTGTTTAATTCAAGAAACATACGCCGTAAAAATCCAGGTGATGTGATCGCATCATATAGAGTATTCTTAGACTCATTAACTGAAGAACAACAAAGCAAAGTATGTTTATTAATGCATACAGCTATAGTAGATGAGAATGGAACTGACTTAAACGCGGTTAGAGACTTATTACTTGATCCTGAAAAGCACAATATTGTGTTTAGTGATGGTAGAGTAGGAGTTGATAGTATGAATTACTTATACAACTTAGCTGATGTTACTATGTTAATTTCATCTAATGAAGGATGGGGTTTATCATTAACTGAGTCAATGATGGCTGAGAAAATGATTATTGGTAACGTAACAGGTGGTATGCAAGACCAAATGCGTTTTGAAGACGAGAATGGTAAGTGGATTGATTTTGATGATGAGTTTTGTTCTAACCACATGGGTACTTATAAGAAATGTGGTGAATGGGCTATACCAGTATTTCCTACTAACTTAAGTTTAGTTGGTTCAGTACCTACACCTTACATTTGGGATGACAGATGTGACTTCAGAGACGTAGCTAAAGCAATTAAGTTGGTTTATGATATGCCTAAAGAAGAAAGAGAACGTAGAGGTAAATTAGGTAGAGATTGGGTTACATCAGACGAATCAATGCAATCAGCTAGATTAATGTGTAAGAACGCAATTGAAATTATCGATGAGACACTTGATAAATTTAAGCCAAGACATAAATTTGAATTGATTAAGATCGATTCACCATTAAAGAAAAAACATATAAGACATAAATTAATATACTAGTTATGAGTAAACCGTTGTTAGTAATAAGTTGCCCCGCAGATACACATTCAGGATATGGAGCACGCGCACGTGATTTGATTTGGGCATTACAAAAATATGATAAGTTTGAAATTAAAACATTATCACAAAGATGGGGAGCAACACCATTTGGATTCTTAAAACCAGAAGTACCAGAACATAAAGCTATCTTAGATACATTCTTAGATAATGGTCAACTACCTAAAAAACCAGATGTATGGATTCAATTAACTGTACCAAATGAGTTTCAAGCAGTAGGTGAATATAATATTGGTATCACAGCAGGTATTGAAACTACAGTATGTGATCCAAGTTGGATTGAAGGATGTAATAGAATGAACTTAATTTTAGTATCATCTAATCATGCTAAACAAGTATTTGAGTCAACTAAAGTAATTAGAAAAGATACTAATGAAGAAATAGTTGTTAAAACACCAATAGAAGTATTATTTGAAGGTGTTGACTTAAACAAGTACTTCCATATGGAGGATGCTGATATACCTGAAAATGACTTAGTAACAGCATTAGATGAGATAGATGAGAATTTTAATTTCTTATTTGTAGGTCATTGGTTACAAGGTGAGTTAGGTGAAGACAGAAAGAATGTTGGTATGATGATTAAGTCGTTTTTAGAAACATTTAAAAACAAAAAGAACAAACCAGGACTTATCATTAAAACTAATAGTGCTACTACATCTGTAATGGATAGAGAGGAAACATTAAAGAAAATAAATGACGTACGTAACTTAGTTAAGGGTACTTTACCTAACATATACTTGTTACATGGTGAATTAGAAGATGAGGAAATGAATTATCTTTATAACCATCCAAAAGTAAAAGCATTTATTTCACTTACTAAAGGTGAAGGATTTGGTAGACCATTACTTGAGTTTACTTTAAGTAAAAAACCTATCATTGCTAGTGGATGGAGTGGACATACAGATTTCTTAGATAAAGATTTTGCCATATTAGTTGGAGGTGAATTAAAACCAGTACATCATTCAGCTCAAGTGAAAGATATGATATTAGCTGAAGCACATTGGTTTACTCCAGACTATGTTGAGGTAGGTAACATATTAACAGATATGTATGCTAATTATGATAAGTATCTTCCTAGATCAAAACGCCAAGCACATAAATCAAAAACTGATTTTAACTTTGATAAGATGGCTGAGTTATTAGATATTATATTTGAAACTAGAATACCTAAGCGAGTTGAATTAAAGATGCCTACATTACGTAAATTAGAAATACCTAAATTATAATGACAAGTAGAGAATTCATAACATGGATGAAAGGATTT